AAATATGCTCTACCTGCTACAACAGTTATAGTACTTGTTGTAACAACTGATTGCCATGCAAGACCAGAGTCTGCAAAACTTAAACTACCTGATCCATCTGTTTTTAAAAATTGTCCAGAAGATCCATCTGCATTTGGAAATTTAATTCCATCTAAATTTATTTTACCAGAACCTTTTGGAGTGATTTTAAGATCAATATTAGTATCTCCTCCTGTTGCTGAAATTTCAGGGGCATTAGCTGTTGCAGCATTTGTAATTGTAAATTCGTTTACTGCACTTGCAGTTGTTGTAAATTTAATTTGTTCATTAACATTAGTATCATTAATTTGAGTAATAATTGGAGTAGTATTTCCTGTTTCCACAATATTTGTTCCATCTGCAAATAGTATTTTTGTAGATTTATCTGCAGCTGCAAAAGTTACACCTGTCCCACCTGCTTGTTTAAATTCAACGGTAAAAGCACCTACTGTGCCATTAGCTACAACGTATGTTTTTTCAATTGCTGTTGGAATAGTTACTACTTGATTACCTGTAATTGTTCCTGTTAATTTTATAACTGCATTTCTTGCATTAGAAATTGCACCATTAGACATTGTAAGAGCTGTTGTTTGAGCTCCCCCAGCAATAGAAATTGCTTCGTATCCACCAATTGCTTGTTGTAATAGATATAAATTTGTATTTGTAATTTGGCCCCATGTACCAGCGTTTTCGCCAGTTGCCATTATGGATAGCTTAAGATCTGAAGAATAGATTGTTGCCATTATTAATTCCTTATTTTGTTCTTATTAAAATATTTATCAGTTTTTGTCAATTAATACAACCTCTATATTATGCAGCCACTTCTGTCCAATTTACAGATTGACCAGTATTTACACCTGTATAATTTATTAATTGACCAGGATCAACTGGAGCCCAAGCCGTTACATACAATTGTCCGGTTGCCCCTGTCAAGCCAAATCCAGTTAAATTTATAGAAACGTCTGATTTAGTTGAAACAGAGTTTAATGTTGTTGTTAGACTTTCACCTATTAATTGAACATCAGTAGTAATTGTAATACTAACTGAATTTAAAACCGTTGTTAAAGTTTGACCTGTTAAATCTACATTAGCATCAGCTAAAGGAGTAACTGAATTTAATACTGTTGTTAATTGTTGACCTACTGGAACTATACTTACAACTCCCTCTGCTATTCCTAAAATTGTTGTTAGACTTTGACCTGTTAATTGAACATCAGTAATAATTGTAATATTAACTGAATTTAAAACTGTTGTTAAAGTTTGACCTGTTAAATCTACATTAGCATTAGCTAAAGGAGTAACTGAATTTAATACTGTTGTTAGTTGTTGTCCTGTTACATTAGCATCTGGGGCCGGGTCAACCTCTCCTTCAACAATTGTTAGATTTTCTCCTGTTAGAGAAACGTTAACAGCTATGATAGCAGTTACTGAATTTAATGTTGTTGTTAATTGTTCTCCTGTTAAAGAAATATTTGCTTCTGCTGTAACAGTTACTGAATTTAAAGATGTGCTTAATAATTGCCCTGTAACATTTGCAGCACTTATTATATCAATCGTTACATTTCCTTCAAACAACTCAAGACCAATATTTTCTCCCCAAGAACCACTTCCCCAACTACTTGATCCCCATGTTGTAGGTGTTCCTGGTGTTGTTACTGAAACAAGTGTTATAGGAATAGCATCAACACTATTTAAAGTTAAATTTGCTAAGTTAGTTGTAAGAGCTACACTTCCTGTAATTGAAAAAGAAACAGAATTTAAAGATGTACTTAACTGTTCTCCAGTTAAAGAAACATTTGGACTAAGAGAAATAGAAACAGAATTTAAAGCAGATGTTAATGATTGACCTGTTACTAAAACATTAGCATCAGTTAATCCGCCAAAGGTTCCTGCACTCCAACTTAATTCACCCCAAGCTGAATTAGCCATGTAAGAAAACTCCTATTAAGAGATCCTAATAATAGCGGCTGAACTTGTAAATGCTGGGAATTGAATTGTGAATGTTCCTGCTGTAGCTGTCTTATCAGTTGTAAAACTTAATACTGCAACCGCAGCATTACTGAATGATGTATTATATATCAAACAACCTCTAGCAGTTAATGTAACACTCTGAAAAGATAAATCAGCGAAATCTGTGAAAGCAACTGTTGAAACAACGGATGTTCCAGAATTTACTAATGCTTTTCCACCTGTTGTGTAACCTGTTCCAGAAGAACTTACTTCACCTGATGTTGTATAAGAAGTTGTTGCTGCACCTAATGTTGCAGTCGATACATAAAGAGCTAATTTAAATCTATCTCCAGTTCCTGCTGGTGTTGTAAAATCTTGATCACCATCTAATAGTTGTTTTTTAAAACTATTTGGTAACGCTTGTGTAATAGCCATACTTGTTTCTCCTTATTGTGGTTTTCGAGCTATACGAGGTTCTCCATCTAGAAACTCATCAGTTCGTCTTCTTCCCATTTGTTCTAATGAGAATCCTTCGATAGCTTGCTTATATCTATTTTCATAATATTGCAACATATCTTGTGGACCCTTTAAGAACCCATATGCCTCAACTAGGCAAGCATACAATAAGCCATTGGGAAATTGCTGACTTAAATATGTAGTAGCAGTATTAGCCGATAATCCAGTTGGTTTCAAGATATAATTTATTTGAATTGTATATGCTTGATCCGGTGTTGGAGCTATAATAACCGTATCTTCATCCCAATTTGCATAATATTTAGGTATTCCCGTTGTATTATCTTGATTATATTCATTAATAAAAGTCATATCTCTAACATCTAAAAAAGATATTGCTCCATTAGTATTAAACACCTGTAAAGACCTAATAACTAATAAATCTGCAGGTGTATTAAAATATTTTTGGGTTACCACAACAGAAGCTGTTGCATATTTTCTATTATTATCAGAATCTACATCTCTTAATATTCTAAACTCTGCATTTTCAATAAATCCATTAATAATAGTTGAAGTAAATACATTAGAATCTACCTCTGTATAATCTCTAATTTTTGTAACTAATTCTGAATATGTCATATTAAGCTTGTAGTGTTACTGGTCCTGCAGAACATTCCGCTCCGCCACCTGATACCCCTCCCGTTGTTGCTGTTCCTGCTCCTGTAAAATTAAAATAATTTGTAGTATCTGATATATTACCAGATGAATCAATTTTTCCAACTGTGATTGTAAATCCATTTGCATTTGAAATATTAGTTACTCCATCAAAAGATTGTACATCTGTAAATCCAGTATCATCTGTAGGTCCTCTAAATCTTACAGTATTGCCTGTTGATCTTTGATGATTTTGTGAAAATACATTAATATAAGTTGTTCCAGAATAGATAACTGTTGAAAAGGGATCGGGTGTAAGTGGTATTAATACCGGTGGTTCTTGTCTATCAGGATGTGCATATCTTAAACCTTGTGGATCAGCTGCAGTTGGCTTTGGTTCTAACTGAGGTTGCTTTGCTTCATATTCGCTAACATGTACCCATGAGCCATTCCACTCTTGTACCATTTCTTGATATGGAAACCTCTGACCAGATCGGTCAGAAATCATATAAGAATATTTTCCTCTTGAATTCTTAGACATTTGGATAATAAGTTTTTGGTGTTATAAATGAACTTGAAGAAGAGCCATCTTGTTCTAATGCTCTTTTTAATTCATCTTCGTATAATAATCTTAATTCTTGTGTTCTTTGTGGAGCAAGTTTTAATGATACATAATAAGCTAGTCCTGCGCACATGCATGGGACAAATCTATATGGAACATCTGTTGCATTTGTATAAGCTCCAACATCTTGAATTCTTTTTGCATAATAATAATTAACTACATTATTAACTTCACTTGTGCCTGGTGTTAAAAATAAAGTGATTGTAATTTTATCTATAAATCTTTGTACAAAATATTGTGTAGGTTGACCGGTTGAAAATTTAGAAGATAATCCACTGTAAGCAGATCTATCTATTTTTGTAAGTGGAAAATCAACCACAGGTGTTTGTTGTGTGTTTCTATAAACAGCTTCTAATATATCATCAGGTCCATAAATGATTGAATTATTATCATAAACATTTGCATTATCAGCATGGATTGCAGCTGTTGTACTATTTGCACCTCTAACACAACCTGTAAAAGTATTATTAGATGTGTCTGTTCCTGTATAAGTTATTTGTTCCGAATCAATTAATAAAGTTCCTGATGTTGGAAATTGATCTACTGAATCTACAGTTATTGTAGTTACTGATGCATTAATTGCACCATTTAATAATGTAAATACACCATCCGATGTTCCATCTCCTGCTGATCTATAAAGAGTATAGACAGATTGACCATTGACCATGGAGATTGAATTATTTGCAACTTCCCAATAATGAAGACCTCTGTTTGCCCACTCTTGGAACATTATATTTAGAGATCTTCTTGTAGACTCTAAATCGTTTCCAGTTCTTGGAGCGGACATACCAATTCTTTCGTAAGCCTCTTCTATAATTTTATCTATAAAAAAAGTCTTTTCAAAAGTTGTTGTTCCAGAAGTAGTATTAGCCATTTAGCTTCTCCTACGCTGTTAAGCCTGAACCAGAAAATTTATCTGTTAATAATGTAACTGCTGCAACATTTGTTAATGTTGAAACAAAAATTCCTTTTGGGAATAAAATTCCATCTTCCGGAAAACTAAAATTAATAACATCACCATTTGGTATATCAGCTGTAAATAAATTTGATCCAGCTTGACTTGTTGTTGTTAATCTTACAATTCCAACACCACTACCATTAGATGCAATAATAATTCCTCTAAGTCTTACTGGAGGAGCTACTACTGCAGTAGAAGTAGATGTTGTAAATCTAGTTGCTTGTATATCACCTTTATATGAACCCATTTTTTTCTCCTTATATATTAAGGAGCCCTTACGAGCTCCTTAAAAATTAATTATTTACGCTGCAAAAGCGAAAGCACCTGTAAGACCTGTGCTAGCCGGATTTGGTTGCATTTTATATGCTACTGTCCATATACCATCTTGTGCACATGAAAAATAAATATAAGAACCTTGACTAAATAAATTAGTCACCGCATTTGCTGGTGTATATTCAAGTCTAGTTTCACCTTCAGTTGATGTATCAATAGTAAGAGCGTTAGTTGCTCTGCTCTCAATTACTGATCCTGTTGCAAGTACATCTGTTCCTGCGCAATCAAAAATTAATTTAGCAGTTCCACCAGTTGTATCAACCGATTGAGCATGAACCACTACTGATCCTGCTCTAGCTGCTGGTAATGTTACAGTTTGAGCTGCAGCACCAGTGTAATTATTTACTGTTATAGTATTAACAGCATAAGTTAAAGTTGTTGCTGTTGCTACTGTAGATGCAGTAAGACCTGTAAGTCCAGGTATAATTGATCCAAGAAATCCAACTCCATTTTGTGAAA